TTGTTGTTAATCTGCTTAATTCTTATATTTTTAATCATAGTTTTTATTAGTGTTTATTTTTGTTTAAGTATAGGATATTAAATGTTTTATTTTTATATTATTAGGTTGGCTATCTTTTTAAATTTATATTTCTATGCTGAGAAAAAAGACAGAGTTGTAAAATTTGAGCTGCTTTCTTTTAGTTCAAATGAGTGTGATAATGGATTAATCGCTTTAAAATAAAGTCTTTAGTTTGCAAACCATTGCAATTTTTAAAGAAAAGACTTTTTTTATTTTTCTACTTTAGTAGAAACTTAAAAGAGCCTATGAAGTTTGAGAACCCAAAGCTTAAACTACTTGATGCGATAGACACAAGTAGCGACAAGGTAGGCTTAGTTAAGAAAGTGTTACTGAACAAAGACATAAGTGACGGAGTAAAAGCTAAAGCAGTAAATAGACTAACTAAAAATAAAATTAGTCAAGGTGCAAAAACTAGCTATATATCTACTAAAAACTCCAAAAATAATTAAAAGCCCTATCCTTAGGGCTTGCTCTCTTTTTTATAATTAAATAAATTTTATTCTTTTTTGCCAAAATTGGGTAGATTTGGCACAGCCGTTAATGATAAATTGCCATTAAATTGCATAAAAGGAGCAAAGAAATGGCAATAACTACAACTGGGTTTCAAGCCCCAGCTACAAAACGTGAAGGCTTAAAGCCCTCAGTCTATGAAAACATAATCTTAATAGGTGCTGACGAGACGCCTATACTTAAACTTATTGGCACTTCAAGTGTTAAAGGTATAGAGCACTCCTCTCTAACTGACAGCTTAGCTGCCCCAAAGAAAAATGCACAACTTGAAATTTCTGACTTTGATGATCAGATCAAATCAAGCGTGCAAAAGACTTCAAACGCAGTGCAAATTTTCACTTCAAACGTTAGCGTTTCAAGAAGTATGCAAGCAGTGGCTACTTATGGCGGTAAAGAGCTAGAAAGAGAGACAGCTAAAAGAGCAAAAGAGCATAAGCTAGATATGGAATATGCTATCTTTGGTCTTGGTCGTGACGCTGATGTTAAAAAGAGCGTGTTTAAAGCACCGACTGTTAGAACGGATGCAACAGCTGGCGAAATGGCAGGCTTATTTTACTTCTTGGCTAAGGGTGCGGCTGCATTTGCAAGTGGTAAGCGTGGCAATGTTGTAGCATTTGATAGCTCAGGCGATTGGAAAGGCACTCCAGCAGCACTAACTGAAACCGTGCTATCACAGCTACTTCAAAACATTTGGGATGCAGGCACAACTCCAAAAGATGTATTCATTGGCGCTGATCTAAAGCCAGCTATTAACAAAATAGCAACTCGTCAATTTGGCAACGAGAAAAATATCAACTCTAGCGTTGTTAGCCTTGACACTGATTTTGGCAGGGTAAATTTTAGGCTTCACCGCTTCTTAAGCCCTAAATATGGCTTAGGTGATTGTATCATTGCGGGCGACTTTGACTACATGAAAAATGGACTACTTGTACCAACCGAGCTAAAAGACGTGACTACTTCAAAAACAGCTATCCAAAAGAGATACTACACAGAAAGTTGTATCGAAGTAAGAAACGCAGACGCATTTGCAATAGGCGTTGGCTTAAAGGCTTAGTAATGCTTTGCACTGAAGCCAAAAAACATTTGAGCTTTAAAACGACAGCAGGGGTTAAGCTCCCTGCTGATGATATGCTTGGCTCACTATTCTTGGAGGCTATGCTTTTTTGCTGCGATAAGTGCGTGCCTAACGTCCTTATTAGGCGAGTGGGTAGTGAAGAGACACCATATAGAAATTTAAAAGAAGATACTTTTATTTGCGTGCCAGATATACCAAATTTTAGCAATCCAAAAGAGCACCTACAAATAGATGAAGCTTTGAGCTATGCAGTGATTAACTATGTAGCTTTTTTAATAAACAAAGACACTTATTATCGCACACTAGCACTTGAAGCTATAGCAGACTACAACGCAAACGAAATGAGCGACTATGACCGAATATGATCTCTATAAGGTTTTAAAAAACGCAAGGGATTTAAGCAAAATAGATCTCTTGCGTTTTTTTAAAGAATTTGCAGAAAGAATAAAAAAGATAAAAGACACAGCAAAGGCTAAAAAATGGTAACAATAGAAGAATTGAAGCTTGGGAATAAAACATTAGAAGCACTTAAATTTTTGCTTTTGCAGATCAATGAGCTTGATGTGATCCTCAATGAACTTAATTTTGAAGAGCTAAGAGAGGCTAATAACCAAGCCAAAACGCAGATAGAAGTATTAAATAACATAAAAACATTAGTGCTAAACACCGAAAAATCAATAGAGCAGGTAAAAGTTTCAATCGATAGTAGAAGCGAGGAAATAAATACTACCAAACGAGAAATAGAAGATGCAAAAACAAACATTATAAAAGCCAAAGATGATACCACTCTAATATATGAAAATATTTCAAGTAAAAGCGAAAGAATAGAGCAAAAATATAATGAGATTGGTGAGATAAAAAAAGGGGTCGATAGGAAGTTTGATGATATAAAAACCATAGAAGAACAAAGCCGAGATATGGCTAACGAAATAACTAATAATAAAAATATTATACTGAAAAAAATAGATGAAAATATAAATACTTTAAATAATACTATTTCTAAGATCAATATTTTAAAAAATGAGACTTTACAAGAGATAGCCACAACAAAAGCTGGTATAGATACAAAAGCCAATGAAGCCCTTAATACAGCTACATCATCTCTAAATGAGATTAAGACTATCCTTAATGACTTTAAAGGCAAACAAACTGAGCTTAACACTCTTAAGGCAAGCCTAGAGACCTTAAAGAGTAGCTTAGAGAACCTAAACAAATCAGGCGTTATCAACGATACCGCAGCAGGCATAGCTCAAACTTACTCTAGCAATAAGATAAACAGCTTATTGCAAGGAGTGCTAAGAGAGAGTGACGCAGCTGAGAGTAATGCTAATGGTAAGCTTGTAAGAAGAAACGCTCAAGGCAATATCTATGCAACTAACGTTTATCTTAATGCAACAACAAAAGCTGAAGTGAGCGATATAAAGAACGCTTTGGCATCTGATAGGTGGAGATTTATCGTAAGAGATACAGGAGAAGGTTTGCTTAGGTCGATGTCCATTAAGGACTTTATGAGCTCTCAAGAGGTAGATGCCTATACTAAGGCTCAGAGTGATAGTAAATACCTGACGGAAGCTAAGGGAGATACTAGGTATGTAAAAACAGCAGATGCTGACCTTGCCTATATGCGAGTAAATAATGCCTATACTCAGACAGAGATTGATAAGTGGTTTGCTAAAAAGACTGAGCTGACTGCTTTGACTAATTCTTTAGGGGATACCTATATAAAGAAGACTGATGCAGATAGTACTTATGTTAAAAGCACGTCTCCAATATTTAATAACTTGCTTAAAGCAGATGTTGATACACAAGGTAAGTACAAAGACCACGCTTACGTCCTTAAAGCTCCTGATGGTTCAAATATTAAGAGTTTAGCTTTTTCTGCTAGTCCATTTACTTTCCCTGCGCCTGACCCACTCAATCAGCAAGCAAGTTTGGGTACTTATGCCTTTTTATTGTTCAAAAACGAGGCGAATAACAGACAGGCTCTGTATGTGCAACCTGCTAAAGCCCTTTGGGATTATGTAACCAAGCAGATTAAAGATTACTATAAATCTTTTAATAAGCCTGCTTCTCTGAGCCAAATAGATTTATCAGAGTATGTTAATTTCGAGGTAACTCTAAAATCAACAGCACCCTTTTATACTATTATGGGAATAGAGGAGGCAATAGGGCAAAGTGGTGTAATTATAGTTCATAATGCAGCTAATATAACTGGCTGGAATAGTATGTTTAAGTGGAGAGAGGGAGTACCCACAGCTTTAAAAGGCACTGAAGTATTTGCCTACTTTGTGGCTTCAGCAACTGAAATATATATGGGGAGGGCGTAATGAGCTTTATGATAGGTTGCGGCTTCACTAAGCCTCGTTTTGAGAAAGATACAAGTATATCAGGAGTTAGTGCTTACTTACTAGACTTAACCCCTTCTCAACAAATACGTATTTCAAAAGATGAGATAAAAAACCTCTTGACACCAAAGGAGCTAGAAGATACTTATTCAAAATATGTTTATATCTATTTTGCATTAAACTACCGCTTCTTTTCAGAAAATAGTACGCTATGGTGGGAGGACGTAGGGACTACTACTAGCTCTAAAATAATATCTCACGTTTGGAAAAACAATGATAAGTTTTATACTTATAACAGAGGAAAGACTGTACTCATAACTGGGAACATAAGTGCAATGACCTTTCAGTATCCTTATGAGGTTGCTAATGGTGTTTTACCTACTATGATACTAGATGCATCTCTTCATACCCCTTTAGGAATAAGAGACCGCCTTGTCTTTAAGCTTAATCGAGAAACCCTTTTAGACACAAACACCAACTTTAACTTAATATTCAGAAGAGGAAACAATGGATTGGATAACTATACTGAAGCAAAAGGTAATGGTGCTTTGTTTGGAAATGCCTACTTTGTTGGAGAAGTTTTAAGTAAAGCCTTTACTGTATTAGCAGGAAATAGAGATAAAGAGGTAGTGCTTGGTAAGTGGGATGATAGCCTAATAAATAAAAAAGCATCAATAACATTTATTGGGAGGTCGCCAACCTTATTAGAGACTTTTATAAAAGAGGAGCAAGCCCCCTCTACTGCTCTGTATGAGGATAGCTCACTTAAGAGAACGAGAGAAGCCACTTTATTTAAAAAAGAAGACAAGCTTGTTTGTTTGATGAAAACTAATGTAACTAGGGGTACTTCTTATAGTACGGAAGATACCGAAGTAATGGAGATTAGAATAATAGGATAGGTAATGGAACTATATAACATAAAAGAAGGGATTGTTGAGAACAAACCTTATATTACAACCTCTGAGGGTACGCTTTATACTAGCTTTCTAAGCAAAGAAGAGCTTAAAAAGCTGGGCTACTTAGTAGTAAGCTATGATGAATACCCTGTAAATACTGATGAGTTTCAAAAGGTAGTCCAAGCTTCTATGATTGATGATGTCTATAAGGTCTCGTACAAGATAGTAAGCAAAAACCTAGAGGAACTTACAGCACTCTTCAAAGAAAAGACACAAGAGCTCCTAGACGCTAAAGCAAGAGAGAAAGGATACGATGACATCCTCTCCGCTTGCTCTTATGCAGGCTATGACAATGACTTTAGAGCAGAAGGGGAAGCCTTTGGTATTTGGAGAGCTAAGGTGTGGAAGTATGGCTATGGCTTGCTAAATGCTATTGCTAAGGGTAAGCATAAGATGCCTAAGAGTTTTGATGAGATTTTAGCAGAGATGCCAACACTTGAGGAGGTGCATAATGGCTGAGAAGTTACAAAGAATAGTAGTTAAGCCTTTTGGTAAGGATAACTTTGAGACTGCTAGCTTATTCAAGTATAAAGATATTGAGATAAGACCAGGTTACATCACTGATGGTGCAAGTATCCCTAGAATATTTTGGTGGATGTTTGAGCCTTATAGTCCTGAGTATCTAACAGCCTCTGTGCTTCACGACTACCTTACTGATGATGCCCTTAGGCTATATATCAAGACTGGTAACAATAGTGATTTTAAAGTAGCTGATGACACCTTTAGGGAGCTCTTAGAACTTCTAGGGGTAGCTAAATGGAAGATACTGCTTTTCTATTACAGCGTAAGAGCCTATCATATAATCAAATATGGAAGAGATACAAGTGCTAAGTCCTAGTTTATATTTAAGTGGCTTCTTGCTACTTACTACTTTGTTTCTAGGGTACAGATACCAAAGCTTAGATAATGAGCTAAGTGTCACAAGAGCTAATCTAAAGGCTAGCGATGAGATGAACCTTAAGCTAAAGGATGAGATAAACGAGCAAGATAGGCTCATCTCCCTTAAGCTCGATACCATTGAAAAGGTTAGTAGGCAAAAGCAGATAATAGAGATAAAAGCAAATAAAGTCAAAGAAAGGGTGCAAAATGAGGACAAAAAGGATATGTCTAATGCTCTTGACATCAGTGTTTCTTATGTGCTTGATGGGCTGCGAAAGCAAGCAGGTAGTGCTAAATAAGTATGACAAGATACCAAGCTACCTATTACAAGCCCCTATGATAGCAGATAGAAATGTAACAAACCAAAGTGATGCTGGTGTGCTGCTAATAGATGTTTATAGTGGTTATGAGAAGTGTATAGGACAGCTAGAGGACATAAAAAAGTATGAAAGGAACAGGGATGGACGAGAATAACGTAGGGCAAGTCTTAAACTTCGCTCTACAAGCTGACAAGCTTGGAGTAGTGAGTATATTAATCTTGGTTGTATTTGGGCTAGTTGGGTTTTGTGTATATACCATTAAGTCTCTTAAAGAGCCTATGCACCAACTAGCAGAGAACGGAAAGGTAAGTAACGAGCTGTTTAAACAAGCTATGGATTACTCAAGGGATTTAAATAGTGAAATCAGAAGTGACCTAAAGGACATCAAAAGCAAGACTAATGATATTCACGACTGCTGTAAAGAGGTCAGGTTTAATCAAGGTAGTAACATATCTTATCAAGCAGTTGTACCACCTATGGTTAGGCAAAGAAGAAGTATGGAGGAGGAAGACGATAAATGGTTAAACTAGATGAAAGCAAGCGAACAAGGTGCATAATCTATACAAGAGTTATGGGCTATCATAGACCAATAGAGAGCTTTAATCTAGGCAAGAAAGGGGAGCATAAAGAGAGAGTAAAGTTTAAGGAGAGAGCTAATGTCTAACTTTAAAGAAGCTATGGCACTCTTAGAGACCTTAGAGTTTAACTCCCCTTCTAATATACTCCATAAGAACTCTAATGAAAAAGATGTAACCTTTTACGGTATCTACAAGTACGCACACCCATCTTGGATAGGCTGGGATAAGGTAAGCCAAGCCATAGAAGCCACAGGAAACCTAGAGAGAGCTAGCGTTATCTTATCAAAAGATGAAGAGCTAAAAGCACAGGTTTATAAGTTTTATAAGAGTGAGTTTTGGGATGTTATGAAGCTTGACTATATCAATGACAACATAAAGGCAAACGAGATGTTTATCTTTGGTGTTAATGCAGGGCATCACAACGCTATCAAAGCAGCTCAAAAGCTAGTAGGGGTAAGTGTTGATGGTGTCATAGGAGAAAAGACTATAAAGGCTATAAATGACTATGATACGCTAGCCTTTGACTTGGGTTATGATAGACTAGAAGTTGCCTATTATCAATCGCTTATTGAGAAAAACCCTAGCCTTGCTATAAACGAAAGAGGATGGATAAGGAGAGCAAAAGCAGTATGAATGAAGCAAAAGAGAGAATACAAGGTCTATTCATAGACATAATGGAGCTAACTCTAAAAGATACCATTGATAAGCTAAAGAGAGGCGAAGCAGACAGCAAGGATATAAGAAATGCTATAACACTCCTAAAGGATAATGGCTTTACCTTAAGAGACCTTGACGTTGCTAAAGACCCTAATGAGTTTCTTGCAGAGTTAGCACAGAATATGCCAAGACTACCTAAGCTAAACAAATACGGAGAAATCATAGCAGAGCCTGAGGAGATAGTAGATGGAGAGTGATATAGAGCGTATAAAGGGAGACTTTAAGCAGTTTCTCTTTATAGTGTGGAAGCACCTTAACCTACCCAATCCAACTCCAGTGCAGTTTCAAATAGCTGACTACCTTCAAGAGCCTGATATAAAGAGAAAGATAATAGAAGGCTTTAGAGGTATAGGTAAGTCTTGGATTACCTCAAGCTTTGTGTGTTGGTTACTACTGCGTGACCCACAAGCTAAGGTATTAGTTGTCTCAGCCTCTAAACAAAGGGCTGATGACTTTAGTGTATTTACACAAAGATTGATATGTGAGCTACCACTACTTCAACACCTAATCCCTACAAGCGACCAAAGGCAATCTAAAGTAGCCTTCGATGTAGCCCCTGCATTAGCTAGTCACGCTCCGAGCGTTAAGTCATTAGGCATAACATCAATGCTTACAGGCTCACGTGCTGACTACATTATTGCAGATGACGTCGAAGTACCTAATAACTCAGCCACAGCAGACCTAAGAGAGAAGCTACTTAAAGCTGTAAAAGAGTTTGAGGCTATCCTTACACCAAAGGAGACGTCTCAAATAATCTACTTAGGAACTCCACAAACTGAAGAGAGTATCTATAATAAGCTAAGGGCTACTGGGTTTCATTGCAGGGTTTGGACTGCTGAGATACCTCAAAAGGATACCTATAATGGTGCATTAGCTCCTAGCATTGAAGAGATGATAGAAAGAGGAGAGCCAGCAGGAACTCCAACAGACCCTAAGAGATTTACAAGAGATGACCTAAATGAGCGTAAGCTCTCTTATGGTAGAAGTGGATATGCTCTTCAATATATGCTAGATACTAGCTTAAGTGATAGTGAGAGATACCCGCTTAAGACTGGAGATTTAGTAGTTACTAACTTACCTTATGACAAAGCACCTATTAACCTTAGCTATGGTAGTGCTAAAGAGCAGATAATAAGAGAGCTACCTAATGTTGGCTTTGAGGGAGATAGATGGTTTTATCCTATGTTTTGTGATAGCGAGTATGCTCCATACACTGGCTCAGTAATGGCTATCGACCCTAGTGGTAGGGGTGGAGACGAAACAGGATATGCAGTAGTTAAGCACCTACACGGAAGACTATTCGTTACAGCTTGTGGTGGTCTTACAGGTGGTTACAGCGAAGAGACACTCATAAAGCTAGCAACAATAGCTAAAGAGAACAACGTAAATGAGATATTAGTAGAGAGTAACTTTGGAGATGGTATGTATGTAGAGCTTCTTAAGCCAGTGTTAAATACTATCTATCAATGTGCCGTCTCAGAGGTATCTCATTCAACCCAAAAAGAGAAACGTATCATAGACACCCTTGAGCCAGTCCTAAACGCTCATAAGCTTGTCTTTGACTATAAGGCTGTTAAGGAAGATTTAAAGCCATTTCTTGATGGCTCTTATGATGACAGCAGGTTTGTATATAGTCTATTCTATCAACTCACTCATATAACAAAAGATAGAGGCTCTTTAAGGCACGATGACCGCCTTGATGCACTAGCTATGGCAGTAGCTTATTGGCAAAAGCAAGTCGGAGCTGACCCTAAGAAACTCATAAGAAATTATCAAGAACGCCTTGATAACAAGCTACTTGATGAGTACTTAGCTGAGCTTAATATGAGTAAGAGAGAAAGAACAAAGTTTAGGAAGTTTATATAGTTAAAGTTAGGGGGAAGGCTAAATGCTTTCTCCCTTTTTAGTCGAGAACATTCATAAAGGGGTCTAAGAGCTTCTACAATCAACGAACGTCATCAGGGTAGTATGATTACCTTCTGAAAGGCGAACGTTTAACCTAGAGCCTCCTAGATAGCTTTATGAACGTTTATGATTTCTTAGCCTATTTAAAGGGTCATTTTTAGATATAGCCTAAAAAAGGTCTTTAGGAGTGCTAAGGCTCATAAATGGGTCTAGGAAGCTCTACAATCAACGAACGCTTTTGGACGATAGATTATACCTCTAACAACCCTTTCGTTTAACCTAGAGCCTCCTAGACCCCTTAGAATTGATTTTCTATTTGTTATTCATATAATCAAATCTAGGCTCAGTAAAAGGAAGTATGTAATCCATATCAGCCACAGAGAAGCGAGGAGCTGGCTCAGGGGGCTTAAACTCTCTCTTTATAAGTGTCCTATCCACTCTTAATCCTGCTGCTGTATAGACCTTAGCCTTTGTACTTAGAGAGCCAAAGTTTCTTAGGGCTTCTTTAACATTCTTACCTAGAAGCTTGATACTCATCAAGACTATTTCGTCTCCCCTTACTAGGTCTTGCATTAGATAGTGCAAGTTGTCCTGAGTAATAGGTACTGTGTAAGTGTGTTTCATAATGAGTTGAATTATAATATAATTATGCTTAAAATATACTAAAAATATACTAATAATGTATTGTTTTATGTACTTTTTGCTTAAGCTCTCAAAGCCCCTAAAATACGGCGTTAGAAGTCACCCGCCACTTATAGGAGAAAAGGGGGGTAAGGGGGGATATAGAAAACTTAAGGATAATCTATAAGATATCCTAAGGATAATCTAAAGAATACTCTAGGATAACACAGAGATATATTCTGTGATACTCTAGGGATAGTTTAGGGATTGTTTAGGAGTTCTTAATCTAAATCCTATAAATATATCTATAAAAGGATGTCCTTAAGATAAGCATAATAACTTTAAAGATAACTATAAGATACCCTTTAACTTACTCAAAGATATAGCTTTGGGATTGTTAAAAGGATTGTTATAGGTGTCTTTAAGTAGCTCTATAAAGACCGTTCGGAGAGGTAGATAATGTCGAAACTCCTTTTAACTATGGCTGAAGTCAGTCATAGGGATATAACTAAATAGTTCGGAGCAGAGGTAAGATAATTCTGAAGCTCCCTAACTATACCTGATAGATAGCCTCAGGTTGTCTCTTGGATATGCAGATAAAAATCATAGATACCCTTTTAGAAGCATTTAGAGAGCCATAGAGAGCAAAACTAACCTTAGGTAATACAAACTTACCTTTGGATGCCTTTCGTTGATTGTAGAGCCTCCTAGATAGGTTTATTAACGTTAGAGCTAATAGAAGCTAGAGATTAGCTTTAGGATAGCTCAAGATTACCTCAGGATTAGCTTGAGGTTAGCTTAAGATTTCATCAGGATTGCTTAAGGATTACCTCAGGAGTGGTTTAAGAAAATGGTAAAAATATTTGAAACCCTAGATAACGCTCAGGGTCTCCGATTTACCCCCATAGCCCCCCGCAACATTTCTAAAGCAAACCCCAACAAATCCACAAGCACAGCAACAACGTCGCAAGGGTAGCAAAGCAACCCAAACTAAAAGCCCTATAAAGAATAATTAAAATTCATATATAGGCAAATCCAAAGCTAAAGTAAGCTAAACAACTCAAAGCAAACATAAAAGCCCCCTAACAAATCCCTACACCCTACAAGCTACAAAGCTAAATAACCCCTAAATATCGCCCTTGTGCTATCTCGTGCGGTCGGGTACGTTAGCCGATAGCGTTTCAAACTTCAGCAGAGCAAAGCCAAGAGATACAAGAGTAAAGAGCCAAAAGATAGCCTAGTAGCTCAAAGCATTTCACACAATCCCAAAGGCTTCAAAAGCTTGTATCTCTTTTTGCTATCTTTTTCAATTCTGTAATAGCCATTACACTTTTTATTATTTTCGCTATTTCTCTACACACTAATAAAAGCCCAAGCACTCCCAAAGCACACCAAAAGCAAACCCTACACACTCCACAACTATCCACACACTCACACCACAACGCAGCACAACACAAGCCAAAACATACCAAAAGCAACCCTATACAATCCCAAAATCTCCAAAACATTTAAAAGTTTTAACATCTTTTTACAACTCACAAAGCCCCTAAATAACGCACTTTACTAACAATATAATCATTTTATCTAAAAATATTTATAAATTCTCTTTCTTATTAATAATAAATTAAGCTAATGTGTGTAATAATTCTCCCAACAAAACAAAAAGGAGCTTGAAAAAGCCTAGAGATAGCCAAAAGGTTTATCAAAGGTTATAAAGAGCTTATAAGAGTTTTGTAAATAGTATAAGAGATAAATAAGAGGCTAAGACGTCCTAACCGACCAAAGTTTAAACGTCCTAACCCTTTAGAAGTTGTGGCAGTTAAGCCACTTGTATGAGTACTTGAAAAAGTACAGATACGCCCTTGAGGAGGGGCAAACAAAATGTTATCATTAGACAGCTTAAACCTTATTAAAAACGTGTATGCTGAGTTAACCAGCGGAGATTTTGAGAGCTTTAAAGAGCTCGTAACTGACAACAAAAATCAATATTTCAAAGACGGCGACAGCCTTTGCAAGGCTCTTTTAATTGAGAGCAAGCGAGGCAGTTTAGAATTAAACTACTTAAAACACGAAGTAAAAACAGATACACAGGGATTTTACGCCCCTTGTTATATTATTAGCAACAATGGTGAGCTTTATAATCTGAAACAAAAAGCAGGATACGAGCCAGTTATCTCAAAAATCAAAGACAGCTTAAAAGTGGCTTTTTGTGAAGCTGCTAATCTTGATAATAAGTTAGTGGAGCTTCTTACAAATACAAAGCCAGTGCCACGCTTAGAGTTTATTGAAGTTTCAAAAGGCTATAACCTCGACGGCTTGCCACACTCTTGCCAAAGTGGTAAGGGCTATCGCTTTAGGGCTCTTGACGATATGGCAAAGCTAGCGCTTCTTAAAATAGGCTCAAGGATAGCCGCAAGGGCTATTATATGGGATAATAATATTATCTATGATGAAACAAAAGGCAAGCATCTAAATGCTAGATACGCTGACCGCCTTTATTATGGCGACAGTGGCGACAGAGATGAGTTTATAAAAGCCCTAGAAGCTGAGGGGATTAGCCTATTATGGGGCGTGACTAATTCAAGGCTAAAGCCAGAAACTGGGGATTATAGCATAAGCATAGAGGACACGAGCGCTATAAGCTGGCTTGATACTTTTAGCTTAGAAAAAGAAGGACGCCTTTACTCATACGACTGGGTAAATGGTGGATACTCAGACGATACTTTAAATGAGCTTGCATCAAACGAGGGCTTTACTAGAGCCTTTTTAAGTGTAGATGAAGAGGGGGGCAGAGACTTAGAGGATATAAGCAATAAAGTTTATTCTGAGTATTTAGGCAGATACATAGACAGAGAAAACGCAGTTTATAGCAATAGTCAAGCGGACTGGTTAGACGAGGATAGCGCAGTTTATTCAAACTTTCAAGACGACTACATAATCTATACTTATGCTTACTTTTCATCGATAGAAAATGATTATATTGATGAAAATACCTACGAGCACAGTACGCAAATAGCGAACGTTGTAGGTCAAAGCGATGAGTGGGTAAGGGTTGATAATAAAGATTATGTACCCTATAAAGGGGACGAGTTTCGCAGAATAGCCCTAGAAGATAGCATATACATAGAAGCAGAAGACTGGTATGTAAAGGCTGATGAGGCTACCCCTATAGATGAGATAGATGAGTGCGTGCCAGTCTCTTGGAGTGATAAAGACCTAAAAGACTATCTAGCCGACCGCTTAGGCTCATATAGCGAGCAAGAGATAGATAAACTTGTAGTGAAATATGGATTTTAAGGGGGTGCGTTATGATAACTATAAGAAACAAAGAGGGGCTTATTAAAGCCCTTCGTGAGTATAAAGAATTTACTTATGGCGGACACGTTAAGGCGTGGGAATGGGATAAAACATTTACAATACAAGACTACAACACTGTCTTGCTTGTAAAGTATAATGGAGCACTAATATATTTTAATAATAAGTTTTATAGCAACACGACAAGCAAGTTACAAAACTTATTAAAAGAAATGTTTAATATAAACGCCCCTGAGCGTAAGGCTTACCTTTTTGATACTGAGCCTAAGGAGATGTATTATACAGATGCAATAGAGTGTTATAGGGGTAGTGCCTTTTTTAATTCTAATGGTAGCCTATCATTTTTTTGCAAAAAAAGAAAAGGCGATTTTGTAGAGTTTATAAAATGTAATAAGTTACCGCAAGAAATATCTTTAAAGTTAGGTAATGTGTATTATGGCTTAGAGACAGAACTATTAAGAGGGGAGGAATAAGCAATGTTAAGCAGAAGTGAAATAATAGATAGATTAAAAAGCTTTAAGGATATAGACACTTATACCAACATAGAGGCTTTTAATACAGATGTAGAATTATATGTAGTTAGGTCGCATACGTGGCATAAAACTATGCTTATTATAGATAGAGTACAAGATAATAAGGTTATCTATTTAGATAATAGAATACTTTGCGCCGATATGGGGACTTTTTTAAAAGTTTTAGCAGAGGCTTATAACCTTGATAGAGATTTTAGAGAGCGTAAAGAATACATAGAGGGCGCAATAGACCTCTTGAGAGGGCAACAAGAAATTTTAGGATATATTGTAGGGGGCGAGAGAGATAGTAGGGACGCTTATCTAGCAGGAAGGACTATAAGGGTCTTTTTTAACAATAAAAGGGAGCTTACATTAATAAAACTAGCTAATAGAGACGTCTTTTTTAATCCTAATAGCTTCTTTTTAGAGAGTGCAAGGATAACTTTATATCTTAAGGGGAGCTTAGCCTTTTCAACAAGCTTAAGTAACTTAATAAAGCAGGAGGTATCACAATGATTATAAATGGATATTTCAAGCTAGCTAGGGATGGCTCAGTATTCAAAGGGGCTTTGGATATAAGCGACAAGGGCGAGGTTGTATCTATGTATGGTAAGCTTATGAAGCACAGACCAGATGCAAGCTTTAAGGAGCTAAGGACAGCCTACACAGCAGGCGAAGTCTATGTTAGCTCAAAGGATATGCTGCTGCTAGACAATAAAGCAGTAGTAACGAAAGGGGTAAGAATATGAAAGACTTAATAAAACTACTTGGATACTCTAAAGAAAGCCTATGGCAATATTTAGAGGGATTATCTTACGCTGATTATGATAAAATCATTGTGCCTAATGGTGGCATCATCTTTGTACCAAAAGAACAAGAACAATACGCCCTTGTGTGCGTGCATATAGATACTATAAACGATGCTAGAGCAGCTAAAGCACCAACTGAAAGGGAGCTATATATAAGAAAGAATTATATAGCCTTACTACCTAACGCTGATTGTGCTTGCCTAGGAGGGGATGATAGGTGCGGTTGTTATATAGCCCTTAAGCTACTAGATAGAGACGTGCCATTTGCTTTTGGCTTCTTTACGGATGAAGAGATAGGGGGGTTAGGTAGCTCAAGATGTATCAACGCTATTGAAGCTCTTAATGTTACTTCATTTATAGGGCTAGATAGAAGAGGGAGTAACGAGCTAGCACTTTATGGCTGGGATAACGAGGAGCTTATATGCCTTTTTGAAGCTATGGGATATAATACAGCTTGGGGTAGCTTTACTGATGCCAGTAACCTAGCAGGAGCTCTTGGGATTGCTTGCGTTAATCTTAGTATAGGTTATCAACACGAGCACACCCATAACGAGTTTATAGACTTTACAGCAACGCTTAATACTCTTAAAACTCTTAGTACTAGGAGGATTATTGAGTTTCTTAATAGTAAAGAGTTTTTAGCTGAGTGTGATACTATGGGTGCTTACGATTATTACTATGATGATGGGTATTATAGAGATGAATATAGGTGCGATGAGTATGGCTATGATGATACTAGAGGCGTAATGTATTACGACCATAAATAAAGATAGGAGATATAGAGATGAAACAATACAAGACTATTCTAAAAGAAGCTTGGGATAACCTAGAGAAGGTAGAAGTTGTGTCTAGCTTGAGCCCTGAGTTTGAGCTTGGAGACCTAAAAGGTAAGATAGGCATATTAGATGTACGTTATAGTAATGCTTATAGTGACTCTTATCAAAAGATGGCAGTTATAGGTTATGATAAGAAGCTAGAGTGCTACATAACAATAGGTGAAGTAACCCTAGATAATAAACTAGACCCTAAAGTATCTGATAAAGTCTCTTATGCCTTTGCTCCTGTGGATAGTGGCTGCGAGAATTGTAGGCTAGCTAATCATAAAGAGATTAGAGCTTGGCTATCTCTATAAATAGAGGGATTTTAGTATGAAGCTAACACTACTTGGAAAAGAGCTAACCGAAGATGAGAAACGCTTTTTAGGTATGACTATTCTAGGAGTGCCTAAGATAGCTCTTAGCTTAATAGCAGTCTTTGGGTTTGTTTGCTTTGTATGCGTGCAGTTAGACTGGCTAGACTACTGGTATGCTTGGTGTTTCTTTGGGATGTTTGCCTTATGGCTTATATGTGGTATAGCAGGAGCGGAGCAAGATATAGAAAACTATCGCAAGGGGCTAATAAAGCAACAAAAGATAGCAACAGAGCCTAAACCATCTAGGCACTATACAAGACGTCTTAAAGGGGAAAGCGATGAGGAGTATCTTATAAGGATACTAGAGAAGCAAGCACAATATGGCGGAGCTGATGCTATCTATAAACGCCTTAAATACTATTATGAGATGTATGAGCTAGATAGAAAAAAGAGAACGCCAAAGGGCTTAAGGTGCAGAAAGGAGCGTAAGGATGTATAAGAATAAAAATGGCACTTGGTGCAGCGATTTTATAATGGATGGCGTAAGGTTTCAAAGAAGATACCCTAACAGCACCAAAGCTGAAGCTCTAAGATTTGAGAAAGAGTGGAAAGAAAGAATACGCAAAGGCAAAGCTGAGGATGAGCTATGGGAAACTGATGTAAGCTCAGCTAGAGGTGGTATGAAACTCTCAGAAGCCTTAGACTTCTTGCACGATAGATACTGGCAATACCTAGATGATACAACTCATTATAGAGTGTGCCTAAATAGGGTTATAAAAGCCATAGGAGACAAAGAGGTTTCAGAGCTTACAACAGCTGACCTATATGAGCTAAAAGATAAGATGCTAAACAAGGGAGTTAATGGCAAGGTATATTCGCCACACTCTTTTAACTCATCTCTAGTAGCTCTTGGAACAGCACTTAGGATACTTGAAGGTCTTGAAGTAGTTAAGTTTAAATCTAAACCAAACTTCAAAGGACTTCAAGCTAGGCAAGTGATACCCAAAAGACCTGCTTTAAGAGACGATGAGCTTCTAAAAACTAAAGAGTTTCTATATAACAGAGCTAAAAAATCTAAAGCACTATCAAGTGTAGAGATATACGAACTCTTTATAGTCCTATCTAATCTTGGACTAAGACCTGCTGAATACTTTGCTATTGAGCTAGGGGATATTAGCTTTGAGTATGATACTATCACTATCTCAAAGGCGGTTAAGACACACAAAGGTGCTGGCACTATCATAGGAGCTCCTAAGAACGGACACAGCAGAACCTTACCTTGCGGAGAGAATGTTATGGAGGTCTTTAGAGCCATAAAGCAACGCTTAGAAATAGCTAAGAGCGTAAGTAAAGTGGAGGCTAGGAGACTTTTTACAGAGACAAAAGACGACCAAGTGCTTAAGATGACGTACTACTGGGTATCACAAGGGGCTTATGATAACTGCAAAGACTTACCACTTGATAAATGTCCTATAACTCACCTAAATCACGATACAGCAAATCGTATGTGGTGGGCTGTGAGAAACCATCTT